CTTAATCAAAAATTAAAATATAAGAGCCCCCGTAAAAAATGCGAGAGCTCTTTTTGTTTACAATAAAATATATTAACCAGCGATTATGCACCAGCAAGTATTGTCTTTAATTCATCAGGTAATGGTAATTTAGCATCAGTAGCTCCCTCACCATATAACATATCTTCTATTTTTTTTAATTTTTCAGGGTCTATTTTAGTAGAGTCTATAGTTACACTTGCTGTAGGTTTAAATCCTGCTACATTTACAGGTGTTGTAGTTACTTCCCATGAGAAAGTTATTGCTTCTGGACTATCATTTATTGTTTGATAACCTTTTTCACTAGGAGCAGCTTTTGCACCGTAAATTAAGTGTAGTTTATATCCATATTCATTACTTTTAACATCATTACCTAGAACTGTTCTATAGCATAATCCGAAAGTTTTTCTATCTTGTTGACCTATAGTAACACCTGTTCCTAAAGACGCAGAACCATCACAAGCTTCAAACTCTTCTGGATAAGTATAAGCTTCTATAGTTGCTCCAAATTCTTCTGCTGAGAATAATTCCAAGTATTTTATATCATCCGCATATAATGGTGTTGCTTCTGCTCCAGAAGGACTTTCTGTTACAGCAGTTAATCCATTCCATGCTACACCTTTATTATATGCTCCAGTTTCATCTTGTATATATAATACACCATTTTTTACGCCTGTTTCGTAAAGACGTTTACCACTTTCATCCCAAACTATTTTAGCCATGTTAGCTTTCCTCCTTAAATTTAATAATAAATCGTGAACACGTAATGATATAAATTATCACTACAATATGCTCTATCAAACTTACACATTTGAAATTCTTTTAAAACGTTTTCTATTATATCAATATTTGGTTGCTTATAAATAAACATTAATGTATAGCTATTAATATATTGGTATATACTATCATTAGCACGCTTAGTGTCACCATCACCAATTGTATAAATTACACATGGATAAGTTAATTTCACAGATGCTGGAGGCTGAAAATATACATGTTTGTTTTGCATTATACCTTCAAGTTTTGTTTGCAGTTCTAATCTTCTATTCATTGTATAAGCCTCCAATCGTTAACAGTAATCTTGGATACTGAACTTCAACATCTGTTATTTTCCATTTAGCTCCCATGAATACGACATAGCGCATTGCATGAAAGTTATTATTGGCAAATGGGTCGGCTATGATGCTAATCTGATTTGATATATTAATATCGTCATTTATTTTACTTCTTTCTTGTAAACGTCTAGAGTTTCGTATTACATCTCCGAAGTACATGTTCTCTGTTATCTGTTCTTCATATATACCAGGTTCAGTTTCGACAGTTAGAGCATAACCGATTAATCCACAAAACTTTGCCATTTTGAATTATTCCTTTCTATTCTAAGCTTCAGCTTTATCTAATGCTACTGCTACTGCAGAGTAAGGTTTAACTAATGCTCCAGAGCATCTAGTTTCCATTAAGTATTTTTGTTGGTTGTAGTCTATATCGAAATCATCGAACATATTAACAGCTCCACCTTTATCAGCACCAACATAGTAGTCAACTAGGTTAACCATGATAGCCATTAAAGGTTTTTCAACCTTATTAACTGTAGTTTTAGCACCTTCCATAACTTCAACAGCTACTATTTCTTTAACTCTTAAAGCTGTAGCTAATTTATCAACTGTGTCATATATTACTCTTCCGTTTTTGTCTTCTAATAATAAGCAATTAGTTATAACATCTTCAGTAGTGAATAGAGTTGGGCTTCCTGATCCTTTGTATTCTTTTCTAGATTTTATAACTGTTTTTATAAATGCTTTTGCTATATCATCATCAGTTGCTGCTGCGGCTGCTGCAACAGAAGCTTTAACACAATATAAATCATCATCTTTAGATATAGGTCTTATGCAAGTTTCATTGATTTTGTCATCAGAGTCAGATAATCTTCCATCACCAACTAATATAGCTCTTGCTATTTCCTCGTCTAGCATCATTCTCATTTCCATTTTTAGCCATGCTACTACATCGAAATCTGTTATATCCACAACATCATCTCTGTCTAGTTTTTGCTTTTTGTATATAGTTGTTGGAGTAGTAGTTCTTTTTAGTAATGTGAATACTTCTTCTTTCTTTCTGTTACCTTTGATGTAACCTTTAGCTCTAGCTTCATCAGCAGTTATATTAGCATGCATAGATTTTATTCTAGAGAATGGAACATGGTGAACTCCTCTCATTACTTTTTGTACATAAGAGTCGTCTCTTTTTATAAAGTCTGGTGGCATGTTAACGTTTTTAGCATCTGGGAATAACCATTCTATATCTTTAATACCATAACTTTCAGCATGAGCTAAAAAGCTTTCTTTTAAAGATCCATATCTTTTAGCATCTTTTAATATAGTTTCCATAGCATCATGTGATAATACATCATTGTTTTCAGTTTCTTTACCTTCAAATACATTATGTTTCATTTCTTGTTCTCCTCCATCTTCTTCAATATTATTTTCATTTTCTTCTATGGCAGATTGTGCCATTTCTTTATCTTCTAAAGCTTGCCCTATTAGAGCATATACAACATTCTTTTGCTCTTCATTTAAAGTGTCAAATACATCTTGAATAGTCTTTTCATTATTATCCACTTCATCATCTCCCTTTTTATCTTTTTTGTCAGCTTTATCACTTGGGTCATCAGCATGTTGTAGTGTTAGTTCTTCACCTGTATATATAACTGCTTCATCATCGCAAAATTCGCCATGTCTTATTACAGAGTCTATAAAAGCTCCAGGATTAGCACCAGCCAACACTAAACTTACTTCTCTTATAGTTCCATGCATTACATTTGAACCTTTTTGTTTAAGTTGATTAGCGTAAATAGATAAAGCTGTAACATCACCATGTTCTACTAGTAGTTTTGCATTTTTACCAGCTTCTGTATCATTGAAAGTACAATAAGCGTAAACGCCTTCGTCTCTGTTTTCTAATACTGCATGGCCTAATACATTAGCTGATTCATTGTGTTGATGATTCCATACTAGTGGAACAGTTTGCCCATCATGTTGCTTAAAGGCATCTTTTAAAATTGTTCTACCGTCTGAGCATCTAATATTGTTTTTAGTTGCCCATCCACTAAAGTCGTATTTCATCTAACTATTCCTCCTTCTTCTCAGTATCGTCTACTGCATTTTGAACTTCTGGCGCATTCTCGATTTCTTCAGCATTTTTATTTAAGTTCTTGTTACGTAATTCGTCTGCGTCAGGGTCTTCGGATGGTTTCCATCCCATAATTTGTCTAATTTCATTTGATGTCGCTATTTCATTACGTGTTAATTTATCAGCAATCTCGGCAAGATCATTAACTGGAACTAGTTTGAATGGATCTCTAAAGTAAACTATGTCTTGTTTTCTAGTTCTAGCTGTTTTGGTTAGGAATTTCCTTTTCATTTCATCAACTATAGCTGAAACTATAGGCTCAATTGTTCTATTGTAGTAATTTAACATAGTTTTATCATCAGCTGTACCATCTAATATAGTCTGAGTGATACCTAACTGGCCATATAGCATACTCGTTAAGTATTCAATCTGTTTCATTAGATTGTTCTCAACTGGTCGATTTAACTGTGTTATCTTTTCGGTTCCGTCAGTGTAGGCTATACCATACTTAGAACCTGTAAGTTGCATTTCAATTTCTTTACGTCTATTTTCAGCTTGTTGCTTTCTTGCCTCAGATTTGATAACATAAGGTAATTGTATAATTAAATCTAATTTACCAGAACCACTTTGTTCGTCTATAACGTCCAAAAGATTAAGTTTTCTTATAAGACGTTGCATGGTTGAGTTTGGTTCATTTATGACCGCATATAAAGGATTCTCTATTATGGCGACCATACTTTTTGGCAATAGTAGATCTTCTTTCTGTCCAGTTTTATCATTATATATTCTAACTTTAACATGTTGTGGACGCCACTCCAGTATTTGTCCTACTCTTAGACTATTTATATCATAAGAGCCAGATATATTAGGATTTATAGTAGTGTCAACAGGAACTATGGCAATACAACCTTCATCCATCATAGACATAACAGCGTCTTGTATAAACGCTTTTGCTGTCTGGTCCATGTTTGCACTAAGAGTTAAACACTCATTTAAACTAGTATCCATCTCTTCAACAAAACGACCATTGTCATCCAATTTAACATGCATAATGTCTATAGACGCTACGTCTAATGCTATTCTGTTGTAAACTGATACGACAATACTTCTTTCGTTACCTCTAGTTAGGCGCATTCTAAAAGGATTATAGCTGCTTATGTGCTCACCATAATTGTATCTTGGTGTTGGGTCTTTGTTCAGGAAGGCATTCCATGCATGTATTAGTCTATCACTAAAAGCCATTTTGACGTTTTCACCTCCTACTTTATTAAT